TTCTCATAATCGCTGTTTATTTTTCTTGCATGCTCCTCACAGTACCGCCCGGTTACTAATGCAGGACAGCCCGGATAAGCACACGGTTTCTTTGGTTTGCTTGGCACTGTTACACCTCTTTCCATACAAAAAGCCCGACAAGGATTTCTCCCTATCAGGCTCTTCGTCGTACACTTTCGACACTATCATAATAACATATATACTTATGCCTTGTTGGGACAAAGTGTGCCAACATTATTCAAGTATGAAAAAATTGCTGAGAGCCGATGCATGAATACGATGTATTGTTCTGTATGATACATTAAGTTCATAGGAGATATCCTCCCAGCTCTCGTTTTTCAGATAGCGATATTTTAGAAGAAGTCTTTCCTCCGGATTCTCCATCTTCTCAATAGCCGCATTGATTTCTGAACGAAGTTCCACCAGTCTGTTTATCCTTGCATCAATCTTCTGCTCATACTCCCATATCTTTTCAATGGTCTTGATAAAAGGCGCCTCCAGATTTCTGTTAGGATTTGTACCAATCTTCTCACCATAACTGCAACCCTGAATAGTACCTCTCATCTCACGAAGCTGTTCCAGCTCCTTGACCTCAACCTGAATCTGCTTATCCAAAAGATACGCCTGCTTCAAATACTCTTTCGCTGTCATATGCTACCTCCGATTAAAAAAGTTTTCCTCGGATTTACTTTGATTGTCTTATCTCGTCCTGAAGCTTACTGATTAAGAACTCAGGGTCCACATTTGTAATAACGCCAAACAGTGGACCTCTGAAAAACATCTCAATCGTAAGAGCCTCATCTATTGCTGTTCTACTTTTAGGATTATGCTTAATCTTTTTCAAAGCAGCTCTATAATCCTTAACAGCCTGGAGAATGATTGCATTCCCCAAGGCTTCATATGGATCTTCTGAAGTATTCTTACTTGCCATCAAACACCTCTACTTTCACAGCATCAATAAGTGCTGATTGTGTAATGTCTTTTGCTTCAAGTGCTTTCAGAATTCTCTCGTCGACAGTTCCATCCGTAACAATGTGTATTACAGAAACCGTCTTTTCTGTCTGACCCAGTCTCCAAAGTCTGGCTACAGTCTGCTGATACAATTCAAGGCTCCACGTAATACCAAACCAAATCATGATATTTCCACCTGATTGTAGGTTGAGACCATGCCCCGCTGATTGTGGGTGTATCAATCCAACATCAATCTGACCCTTATTCCATCTCTGGATGCTGGCATCAGAATCCAATTTTTCATAATGAACACCAAGCTGAGATAATCTCTCAATAATTCTTGAAAGATCATGCTTAAACCAATACACCACAAGCACAGGTTTTCCATTAGCTGACTCAATCAAATCCTCTAACCCATCAATCTTCTTCTGATGAAATACGTTTACGGAATCGTCATCATCATAAATAGCTCCATTTGCAAGCTGTGATAACTTCCCTGAAAGTGATGCAGCATTAGCAGCTGTGACTTCTCCACCCGGAAGCTGTAATACCAATTCCTCTTTAAGTGCCTGATATTTTGCTTTTTCCTCTTCATCCAGATAGACCTTGTATTCTGTACTAATCAGTTCCGGCATATCCAAATAGTCCGTTCCCTTCATGGAAATAGTAATATCTGAAATCTTCTCGTAGATTGCTTTCTCTGCACCAGGCAATAATTTATAGGTATAAACAATCGGGCCATTCATTCTGTCAGGCTTGAAATACCACTCTCTGTACTGACCAATAAATCTTCCCAATCTCTTACCCATATCAAGCACCTTGAATTCTGCAAAAAGATCCATAAGTCCATTAGAAGAAGGTGTACCGGTCAAACCAACAATTCTCTTAACCTGAGGTCTTACCTTCATGAGTGAACGGAATCTCTTTGACTGCCACGACTTGAAAGAAGATAATTCGTCAATTACAACCATGTCATAGTCAAAAGACATACCACTTTGCTCTATCAACCACGGAACATTTTCACGATTGATAATATAAACATCTGCATCCTCTTTTAATGCTGCTTTCCTCTCTGCAGCAATACCAACTACTACAGAATAACGAAGTCCTTTCAGATGCTCCCATTTCTTAATCTCCTCTGGCCATGTTGTTCTTGCAACACGAAGAGGTCCGATTATAAGAACCTTATTCACTTCAAATCTGTCATAGATAAGCTGCATAATCGCCGTGAGTACAATACTCGTTTTTCCCATTCCCATATCCAGTAATATGGCTGCTATTGGATGCTCCAATATAAAGTCGATTGCATATTTCTGGTAATTATGTGGATTGTATTTCATCTAAAATCCCTCCGATTTGCTCTACACCATCAAGTACATAGGTGTGAAATCCTAATTTTTCCAATAATCTGTGTCTTGATATCTGAAGTGGTCTTGGCTTCTCGCCCGGAGCCTTTACTTCTACCAGACCGAAATGTTTTCCAGGAAGAAATACAAGGCGATCTGGCATTCCGTCATATCCTGGCGATACAAACTTAGGACAAATACCACCTCTGGCTTTAACAGCCTGAACCAGTTTTTGTTCTACTGTTTTCTCTCTCATATTCCTTCCAAGCCTCCATACATGCATCCAAACAACCGAAGCACGCACCTTTGCTTTCCAGATATTCAAGAATTTCATCAATATTTCCATCACGCGGAAATTCCTTATCGCCTTGCATATCACGGGCAAGGTCTCCCACGGGTGCTTTAGTCTTTATGTGCTTTTTCATCATCCATCTATAAAAGTTCATTGCGAAACCTCCATCAAAATTTAATGCGGTGCAAGGTGTGCAAGACGCTACTATACTTTCCTATAAAGGCTTTTTTTCTCTAAAAAGTTCTCTATACGTGATATATGTATTTGTCCTGCAACCCCTGCACCTTTTGTCATTTAATCTGCAAAATCTGTGTCTTTAAGCTGCAATCCCTGCACCCACATACCTGACTTTTTCTTCTTACGCATAAAACCACGCTTTTCAAGTGCAGCTGTAAAATCAGCATTGTTACGTGCATACTCACCGGTACGAAGACAATATGCTCTGTACTCCTGATATAACTCTCCTGACTTCTGCTCCAAGCTGTCCTTAATATCACAGCAGTCTTCCATGAACTGACTAAGCCAATCATTCATGCCACGATATTCTGCAATAGCATCAGCCACTACCTTCGGAGGCTTAATCTTGTACTCGTGAGCAATGACCTTTCTGGCTCCCTCAATAATCCAGCTCATTACAGCTGAACCTGCATGCTCGTAAAGATAATCAGCATAGTTCTTAATATCGGAAGAACCCTCAATCTTTGCATGGAACGGAATCACGATAAGTCTGCGCCAGGTACCATCGTCCGAAGCGCCCACTTTAGGCAAATGGTTCGTATAAAGAACGACTGTATGAGAAGGTGTGAAATCGAATGGATCCTTGAACTTCTTCTCACCACGAATCTAGTCTGTAGAACAGAGTTGCTTCAATATAGAAGTAGAAAGTCTCATTCCCTCTTCAAGCTCTGCCGCAATAACAAGACGCTTACCTTTAAGCTCTGCTATTTCTGGCTTAACATTCCTACGACAACCTGCAGTAAGTGCATCCGCTGACATCGCACCTGAGTAAGTACCCATAACTCTCGAAATGGTATTCCAGAAAGTAGATTTACCATTGCGGCCTTCGCCATATACAATGATGAGAGCTTCCACATACACCTTTCCGATTGCTGCAAGTCCAACCGTTTCCTGTACATAATCAATCAAATCTTGATCACCACAGAAAAACAGATTAAGCGCATCATCCCAAAGCTGTTTACCTTCATCGCCCGGCGCACAGTTCGTAATCTTTGTAAGTAAATCCGATGATCTGTGTGGTCTTGCACCAGCCATGCCTTTTTCAAGGTCATATGTCGCATCCGATGTATTAAGGAAGTTTTCCTGCGCATCAAACATATTGATATCCGCCGCAACCATAGGCTTTGCAGCACTCTGAGTATTCACGATATTTTTGTAATTTCTGTATTTCATTACAAATGCGTAATATGCCTTTGATGCCAGATATGCCTTGTATGCATCTTCAAGTTCCGGTGTAATCAGCTTTTCTAATGCCTTGCCACCTGCTCTTACAACCTTTGCAGGAATACCTGCATCAATAAGTGCCTGAGAGCATTCATTAAATTGCCCCTTAGAATCCACAAGCTGCATATCAAGGAACTCCTCGACAGCACCCACAGCCTTCTGTCTGTTTTCTCTCCAGCAGACACCGTCATAACTTAAGAACTCTGTCGCATCTGTATAAAGAAGCTCACCCTTGTACTCTTCAACCAAGGCTCTCGCCTCGCCCATATCTGAATAATCATCAGGCTTGATGGAACCAAACTCTGCATTGTATTCATCCGGTGCCACATAACCTTCCTGGGTAACAATTGTCTTCTTATAAAACTTCACTGCACTATTCCAGATAGTGTTAAGCTCTTCCTCTTCAAGTGGCGGATCACATCTTTTGGCATGAATCTCAAAAGCCTCTCTTGCCTTATCAGTAACCCCGTACTTCTTAAGAACCCTGCTGGCAAATCTGCTCATGGTGTTGTTGCGACTGCCTTCAAGTATCGGACCCGAATGCACAGGCTCTTCTGCTTCCTCTTCTATAGAAACATCTGCCCCAACAAGTTCATCGATTGTCTGCCACCCTTCATGCCAGATGCGCTCACCAGCATCCGATCCAAAAATGAATCTTGCAGCATCAAGCGCGTTACCATCAAAAAACGGATATGCTTTCTTAATTCCACCCTTAAGGTCTGCGTAATACTTGGCATCCTCTGTTACTTCTATTTCAAAGTACACATGGAACTTCGGTCTGGCTGTCTTACCGTCTTTTTCCTTCATA